CAAGTTCTACAATAGTTGGACTTGGAACTGGTGCAACATTTAATGTCACAAGAAATACATTTGGAGATATTTCTTCTATTACTGTTGCAAATGGTGGTGTTGGATATGCACTTACAGATAACCTCAAGATTTCTGGTTCATTGGTTGGTGGAGTGACACCAGCAGATGATTTATATCTAACTCCTAAGGTTTTGGGAACTGATAAGTTACCATCAACATTGTATATAACAAAAATAGATAATGATAACTATAAAGTTTCTGGTTTATCCACTTCTAATGAGTTAAATATTACTTCATATGGAACTGGTCCACAATCCTTTACGTTTGACAATCCAAATGCAAGTGCAATTATTTCTATCGATAATATAATTCAAAGTCCATTATACAAGAGAGACTTATTAGTATCTTTAACATCTTTAGTGGGTGTTACTACAGATATCATTTATCTTTCTGGAATTTCATCAATAACTTCTTTAGATACACTTCAAATTGACTCAGAGTACATGAAAATCAATACTATTGGTATTGGTTCGACTAACGCATTCAATGTAACAAGAGGATACTTAGGGTCAAGAGTTGGTTATCATACTGTTGGAGCAGCAGTTACTGTCCTTAGAGGTGATTTTAATATATCTAAAGACGAAATATATTTCACTACTGCACCATATGGACCAACTGGTTATGAGGGATTAAAAGTAAATTCTTCATTCACGGGACGAGTATTTACAAGAAGACTTGACCCAGGAACTCCAAATGATAAAAATGTTATTTTTGATGATATATCCACCAAGTTTGTTGGGGCATCTTCAACTGAATTTTTCTTGGGAAATTACGGAAAAGATATAGTCGGAATCTACACAAATACAAATACAGTTTTAACTAGTTCTATTGATGTTAATAATAATCCGATTGTATTAATTAATAATGTTCCTCAAATATCAAATACAGACTTTACAATTGATAATCCAGGAAAAAATAGAATTAAATTTTTAAGTGGAACTCCAGGTGCAGGAAAAATTGTTAGAACTGGAATAAGCACTGGTTATGGATATCAACCTTTGGTTGGTGCAGGAGCAACAGTAACTGTTTCTGTTGCAGGAACAATTTCTGCAGTTACAATTAAAGGATTTGGAAGTGGATATAGAACTGCTCCAAAAATTCAAATTTTATCAAATGTTGGTTCTGGTGCATCATTGTCTGCAACCATTGGAACTGGGGGAACAATAACTGCAATCTCTATCATAAATGCAGGTAGTGGATATACTTCATCACCACCTCCAAGAATTGTAATTGGAATACCAACAGGATATAGTGATTTGCCTCTTGAGTATATTTCTGGAAGTTCTGGGGGTGGAACTGGGGCAAAAGCATCTGTTGTTGTCGGAAACCAAGGAAATATTATTGGATTTGATATTGAAGAACCTGGATTATATTATAAGGTTGGAGATATTCTGAAAGTTTCTGGAATTACAACTAATCCAAACATAGGAATTGGGTTTAGTGAATTTAGAGTAACAGTTGAAGAAACATTGACCGATAAATTTAGTGGGTTCTATCCAGGACAATTTATTCAATTTGATGATATATCTCAATATTTTACAGGAGCAAAGAAAAAGTTTACTTTGACTGTTTCTCAAGGAGGAACCACAGAAGTATTAAGTTTAAAATCAGACCCAAGTACGGATATTAGAATTGAATATAATCTATTTGTTTATATCAATGACATTTTACAAGAACCAATAAAATCATACACATTTAATGGTTCAAGAATAACATTTACAGAACCACCAAAAGAAAATTCAAAGTGTACTATTTTATTCTTTAGAGGTTCAGACTTAGACGTTGAGCAGATTGATCCACCAAAAACAATCAAAGAAGGAGATTCTATTCAGATAGGTGAAAATATTTTAGATCCAGCAGATAGACCACAATTTGAAAGAGTTGTTAAAAAAATCATATCATCGGATTCATTGGACACATTTACTTATGATAGTATTGGTATTAACACTGATACCGCAAAAGAGAGACCTCTGAGATGGATGAAGCAAACAGTAGATACAATCATAAATGGTGTTTATTACTCTAAATCAAGACCAGATCTTAAATCAAGAGTCACCCCAAATACAAAATTAATCAAAACTGTTTATTCAGAAGATGATATACTATATGTAAATAATGCATTTCCATTATTTAATGAAGTAGATGGACTTAGTGAAAATTTAAGAGATGTTCATATTGTAGACATTAATGATATAAATCCAGCAATTTCTACTGCAACAGTTTCTGCAGCATCAACAATTTCAAGTTTGAATATTTCTTATGCAGGAACTGGGTATAATACATTAACAAATCCAGTTGTTGCTATTTCTTCTGCATTTATAACAAGAAAAGACCCAATTTATAATTGGGTAGGAACAAATAATGGTATTTCAAGTTCATATACTCTTAATAAAGTTGCAATAGGCAACCCAATTATTTCTGTGGGATCTAGTGGAATTGTTGCGATTTCAACGAATGGATTGGAATGGAATCAATCATTTATTGGATATGGACAGACAATATCATTTAACTCTGTTGCTGTTGCAGAAACAAGTCGTTATTATGCAGTAGGACAATTTGGAAAGGTAGTTACTGCTACTGGAATCAATACTACATTATCATCTTGGACGGAAATTAGATTACTAGAAGAAACAGTTGTCCTTGGATTGCCAGATCCAATAATTAATTTTTCTACTTATTATAATACTTTTAATGATGTCGCATATTCTCCTATGAGGAGAACTGTTGTGGCTGTTGGAGATGGAACAGGATTATTCACTGGTGTTGGCATAGGAACCACTGCACTATACAAGAGAACTCCACCAGCATTTGTAAATTTAAATAGTGTCACAACAAATAATGCAAGATTTGTAGTTGTTGGTGATGGTGGAATAATACTACATTCTATTGATGGAAATATCTGGGATAGAATAGTACAGTTACCAACAACTAGAAATTTTGAAAAAGTTATTTGGACAGGAACTAAATTTGTTGCAGTTGGTCAGAATGCAACAATATTTGTTTCTACTACAGGAAATACTGGTTGGGAGAGGATAGTTCCAAATATTTTAGATGATATTTTAAATATTAGATATGAATATGGAGTTTATGTTGCTCTAACTTCTGCAAATAAGTTAGTATTCTCTCTAGATTTGTCTTATTGGACAGAAAGAGATACAAAACAAAATAATATAGTAAAAGACCTAGCATTTATTCTTCCTCCACCACCACCAGAGTTGAGATTGCCTGGACCAATAATTGCAGAGGAAGGAAGGTATTTATTGGTTGGAACTTCAGGAACTACAATGTATGCAGAACCAGTTTATAATAGAGCAACTGGAATTGCCACAGTATCAAATGGAGTAGTTTCTAGCATTAGTGTTGTTAATCCTGGTTTTGGTTATTCTCAATCAAGTCCACCACCAATTATTATTGAAGGTGATAATATTACAACTGAAAAAATATATTCAGTTAAGGCAAAGGGTGATTTTGGAATTATTAAGTATGTGGGAGTTGGAGCAACACATATTGATTTTGAATTAAAGAGTGAGCAGTATGATAATGTTTCATTGGGAATTGGATATTCTTCACTTAATACTTTTGGAGTAACAAATAGTCAACTAGAAGTAAATGATTACTTTATAATTTTTGATAGTAATTCAACGGTAGGACATGCATTAACAGGAATAACAACATCAATGGGAGGAATGAATAATTATCCAGCATCAAAAGTTGGAACTGCAACTTCTTTCCTTGATGGAGTATATAGAGTTGGTGCAGTAAGTCCTTCTGTTTCTGGAATAGTTACTGTAAGATGTTACTTTGCAACAGGACCAGGAAATATTGCAATTCAAGTTAATACAAATACAAATGAAAATGGAGTATATGGAAAATATACTTGGGGTAAAATTTATGATTTCCAAAATAGAACTAGATTTAACCCAGAAAATTTCTTTGTAAATACTAATAATGGATTAATTGGATTGTCTACTGCTCCAGATGTATACAGAACTCGTGGTCTTAAATAGAACTAAATAAAGAAAAAACGGTTGCATAAAATGCCTGCTATCATAACTGAACAATTTAGGGTGATGAATGCCGAAACTTTTATAAAAAGTTTAGTTTCGGTAGGAAATACTGCAAATAATTACTATACCTTTATTGGTCAACCAAATAGTTTAAATCCACAAGCAGGTGGGTCTGCTATTTGGGGTGATGGACTGACTCCACTAGATGGTTTCAATGAAGAGAATCAAATAAAAGAAACCATTATTGCTATGAAAAAAATTACAAATGAAGATGTCCGAAGGATGATTAGAAAAATCCAATGGACCTCAGGAACAACTTATGAAATGTATCGTCATGATTATTCAATTTATAAAAAAACTCCTGTAACAAACCAACCAAGTTTGTATGAGTCAAATTTTTATGTAATCAATGAAGATTTTAGAGTTTATATTTGTTTACAGAATGGAACAGACCCAGAAAATCCTAGTGGAAGACCTTCTTTCGATCAACCAACTTTCATTGACTTAGAAGCAAGACCAGCAGGAACTAGTGGAGATGGTTATATTTGGAAATACTTATTTACTATAAAACCATCGGAAATTGTAAAATTTGATTCTATTGAGTTTATTCCAGTTCCAGAAAACTGGGGAGAAATTGGGGAAACTATTGCAACTAAAAATAATTCAATTAACGGAAAGGTAGAAGTAATTACCATTACTGATAGGGGAATAAATTATCAACCAATTTCCAAATCTTTTACTAATATACCAATATTGGGAGACGGAACAGGAGGAAAGGCAACTATTACTGTCGATTCCTTTGGTAAAGTTTCTGAAGTATTTGTTACTGATGGTGGTTCTGGATATACTAAAGGAATTATTGAGTTTAAACCAGGTGCCCCTGGAATACCATCAGAATTATCAAATGATGGAAGAACTGCAACATTTGATGTAATCATTCCACCTAAAGGTGGACATGGATACGATATTTACAGAGAACTTGGTGCATATAGAGTTCTCGTATATTCAAGATACCTAACAGATGAGCAAAACCCAGATATTATTTTGGGAAATGACTTTGCTAGAATTGGAATTATAAAAAATCCTACTATATTTGGAAGTGATACTGAAAAACTTACATTGGGGCAGGTAAGTGCATTAAATTCAATTAAACTGTCAGGTGTTACTACACAAACAACATACCCAATTGATTCTGTAATTAGACAAACAATAGGAACAGGATTGACTGCTATTGGATTTGTTGCCTCTTGGGATAATAATACTGGAGTTTTAAAATACTATCAACCAGTTGGTCTTGCTACTGCTGGTGTTAATTTTAAAATTAATGGATTTACGTCATCACCTATTGGTGGTGGTTCATATACAATTGAATGTCCAAATATTATTGGTCCAGCACTTTCAATTGACAGAAACTTTACAGGTATAAGTACAGTAATAAATAGTAGGACATATCAACTAGGAAGCAACTTTGTTGCTGGTATATCATCAGCAGAATATAACAAAAGATCTGGTGATATCATTTATATAGATAATAGGAAAGCAATTCCAAGGTCAGCAAGCCAAAAAGAAGATATTAAAATCGTATTGGAGTTCTAAAGAAAAATGCCTCAGAATACTAATTTAAATGTATCTCCATACTTTGATGATTTTGATTCAAATAAAAATTATCAGAGAGTATTATTTAAACCAGCAACTCCAATACAAGCAAGAGAATTAACTACACTTCAGACAATTCTCCAGAATCAAATTGAAAAATTTGGACAGCACTTCTTTAAAGAAGGTGCAATGGTTATACCAGGACAACTATCATATGATTCAAATTATAGTTGTGTTCAAATTGATGAAACTCATTTAGGAATCCCTGTATCTTTATACATTGGCAGTCTAGTAGGAAAGTTAATTAAGGGAGAATTGAGTGGAGTAACTGCAAAAGTAGAAAATTATATTACAAATCAAACTTCAGATAGAAAAAACTATACACTTTATATTAAATATCAAAGTTCTAGTGACACTAATTTTTCCACAAATACATTCATTGATGGTGAAAATTTATTAGCAGTAAATGATATAACATATGGAATTTCTGCAATTAGAAGTGGTTCATCCTTTGCAACTTCAATTATTTCAAATTCCACTGCAGTTGGTTCTGCAGCAAAAATAGCATCAGGAGTCTATTTTATTCGTGGATTTTTTGTCACTGTAACCCCACAAACAGTTATATTAGATCAATATAGTAATACTCCATCATACCGAGTTGGTCTTTTAATCAATGAAGAGTTGGCAGTTGCATCAAATTCTTATAATGATTTATTTGATAATGCTCAAGGATTTTCTAATTTTTCAGCACCAGGAGCAGATAGATTAAAGTTTGATGTAACTTTAATAAAAAAAGAAATTACAGATTTCAATGATGAGAATTTTGTCGAATTACTTAGAGTAGAAAAGGGAGTAATTCAAAAATTTGTAAAAACAACTAATTATGATTTAATCAAGGACGAATTAGCAAGAAGAACCTATGATGAATCTGGTGATTATTATGTAAGACCTTTTAATATTTCATTAAAAGAATCATTAAATGATCAGATTGGAAATAACGGATTATTTGCAGTAAATCAACAAACAAAGCAAGGAAACATTCCTAGTGATTCTATAGGTTGCATTCTGGTTTCACCAGGAAAAGCAGTAGTAAGAGGTTATGATATTGAAACTATTGATACCACTATTGTTGATTTTAATAAGCCAAGAACAACAGAAAAGGTAATTAATCAAGCAATACCATTTAGTGTTGGAAGACAAATTGTATTAAACAATGTTTATGGTTCTCTTCCTGTTGGTTTTGGTTCAACCTCTCAGGTATCGCTTTATTCAAAAAGAACTTCTGTTCCAGGTCTTTCCGCAGGACAAAAAATTGGAGTTGCTAGAATTTATGATTTAAAATTAAAGAATGCAGGGTATGCAAATTCATTAAGTCAATTTGATTGCTCTCTATTTGATATTCAAACATACACAACTATAGTTTTAAATACATCTATCACTTTAACTGCATCTACTTTTATAGAAGGAACTAATAGTTCCTCAAGTGGATATGTTGCAGAAGATGTTATCAATACAAATATAATTAAATTGTACCAGGTTTCTGGTTCATTTAAAGTTGATGAGGGAATTATAATTGATGGAGTATTGGATGGAAGATCAATTGTATCAGTTAGAGACTATAATTTAACTGATGTACACCAAATTGTTGGAATGAGCACCAACTTGGGAGTGGGAACATTTACCGCAGACCCAGTTTTAAGTAATAGAATTTCTTTAACTGAACCTGGAGTTCAATACACAATCACTGCTAGTTCTGGTGGAATAAGCACTGTTACAACTTCCACTAATAATTTTTATGTTGGTATAAAAACTGGTGATATTGTTTCATATACAAAACAATCAAGTTCAATTCCAACCTATAATGAAGTCATTAGTATAAATTCTGCTGACAAAAAGTTAATCTTGGCAGCAACAAATACTGTTGATGGAATATCCGATGGAACTCTTCCTGGAACAACAATAACTGCAAATGATTTTAAGAAAGTAACTTTAAATGTATTGAATACTTCAAATGCATTTCTTTATGCAAAATTGAAGAATAACAATATTTCAAATCTTGATTTAAGTTCATCTTCCATATCTGTTAGAAAATCTTATCTAGTAACAGTAGTATCAAATTCATTTAATGGCAATTTAGAAACAGATACAAATCTTACTTTAGAACCATTCGATGAAGAAGATTACAGTCTCACTTACATTTCTACTGGTTCAATAGAATCTTTAGATAATCAAAAAGTATATGTTTCTGGTAGAACTGCAAGTTTAATTAATTTGTCTCAGAATGGTCAGGCAATTCTTACAGTAACTTATAAAAAAGTAAATACAAAGTTAAAGAAAAAACTTTTTAATAGGTGTTCAAGTATTATTGTTGATGGTTCATCTTTAGTTTCTTCTGGTATTGGAAGAACAACTTTGAACGATGGTTTAACATTTAGAAGACCTTATGGACTTAGAGTTCAGGACAAATCAATATCATTAAATATTCCAGATGTTGTTAATATTCTTGGAATCTATGAATCATCTTCAACTTCAGATCCATCTTTACCTAGAGTATATTTTACTGCATTAAACTCTAGTTTGAATAATTTCATAAAAGGAGAAAAAATAATTGGAAGTACTAGTGGTGCTGTAGCTGCTTATGTTTCAAATGATAATACAAATAGTATTGAAATTGTTTATTTAAACGAAAATAGATTTTCATTAGGAGAGTCAGTAACATCTTCAGAAACTAATATTACAGGAACTGTTAGTTCTGTTTCTATTGGTGATAAAAATATCAAAGATAATTATATCTTAGATAATGGACAAAGATCTGAATATTATGATTATGCAAGAATTATTAGAAAAAAAGAAGTTTCTTCCCCAACTAAAAAAATAAGAGTTATATTTAATAATTATACTATTGATTCTTCTGATGATGGAGATTTTGTCTCTGCCGATTCTTTTGATAAAGATAGATATACTAAAGATGTTCCAGTTATTGATGGATATAGAAACACTGATATTATTGACTTAAGACCAAGAGTATCTCAATTTAATCCAGGAACAGCAACAAAATCTCCCTTTGAATATGATTCGAGAAAATTCTCATTAAATGCAAATGCATCTAATCATATTATAACAAAAGATAGAACTATCAATCTTTCTTATAGTTATTTCCTACCAAGAATTGACAAATTATTCTTAACAAAAGAAGGAACATTTGTTATTAACAGTGGTGTTCCATCAAATTCACCAAAAGCACCAAATAATTTAGATTCTGCATTAGAAATAGCAACATTTTATTATCCACCATATCTTTATGATATGAAGGATGTAAGTATTTCTGTGTCTAATCATAAGAGATATACTATGAAAGATATCTCTAGACTAGAAAACAGATTATCTAATGTTGAGTACTATAGTTCCCTGTCACTTTTAGAGACAGATACTAAAAATCTTTCAATTAGAGACCCACAAACAGGATTAGATAAATTTAAGTCTGGATTTTTTGTTGATAACTTCAAGTCATATGATGGTGGAGATATAACAAACCAATCATATAAAGCAAGTGTAGATTCTTCACTTGGAATACTAAGACCACAGCATTATACTACTTCTATTGATTTAATCTTAGGGTCTGAGGCTGTTATTGGAATTGGAACTACCTCAAATCCAAATATTGACTTAAGATTTGCATCTGATTTGGGTTCCAAAAATGTAAAACGTATAGGTGATATTGTTTGTTTAGATTATTCAGATATAGTTTATACTGAAAATAAATTTGCTACTAGAAGTGAGAATGTAAACCCATTTAATACCCCAAGTTGGATTGGAACAATTGAATTAAATCCATCAACAGATACTTGGATAGAAACTAGAAGAACACAAAGAACACAAGATATTGAAGGAAATTATAACACAGCAATTCAAATGCTTGGTGTTGATACCAATACTGGATTATCGCCAATTAATTGGAATGCATGGGAAACAAATTGGACAGGAACATCTACAGTACAGGGTCCTGTAATTACACAAATTCAAAACCCATCTACATTCTTATCATCAAATACTGTCACCTCTGGCAATGTAATTACAACTACAGATATCTTCCAAGATTCTGTAACACAATTTAGAAATAATACAATTACAACTACTACTGAGCAGACAAGACAAGGAATTCAATTCGGAGTTAGTGAAAGATTTGATACAACCAGTTTAGGTGATAGAGTAGTTTCTAGAGCAATTTTAACCTTAATGAGGTCTAGAAATATTGAAGTTGTAGCAAGAAGGTTGAAACCATCTACAAGAATGTATGCATTCTTCGACAACAGAGATATGACAAACTTTGTTGTTCCTAAACTCCTTGAAGTTAGAATGACAAGTGGAACATTTATTGAAGGAGAAACTGTAACTGGGTTCATGCCAGTACTTGGAGTAAGTAGGTCTATAACTTTCAGATTAGCAAAACAAAATCACAAATACGGTCCATACAATCAACCAACTGAATACTATAAGGAAAATCCATATAATCCAACGAGTTCCATCTCTGGTTCATATTCATCTACCACAACAATATTAAATGTTGATACAGCAAGTTTAGAGAATCAAGCAGATTCAAGATTTTTTGGTTCTGTTGCACCAACTATGCAATTGGTTGGTGCATTGAGTAATGCTGTTGCCACAGTTACGGACATCAGACTTGTAACTGATTCTTCTGGAACTTTTATTGGTTCATTGTTTATTCCAGATCCAATAATCCCATCAAACCCAACATTTGATTCTGGAACAAAGACACTAACTTTGACTACCAGTTCAACAAATTCTGCTGTTGGTGGTTTAGTGGATAGTATTGCAGAAGCAAACTTTACTTCTAGTGGAACTGTAGATAATGTCGAAAGTCTAACATTAAGAATTAGAAATGCAAATATTGAAAGAAATATTAGAACAGATTCAAGAACTTTAACTGAAACTGAAGATAGACTTGTCGCAAATACAACTTTAACTAACAGATCAGTAGTAACAACTAGAGTAATTCAAACTAGATGGTCAGACCCACTTGCTCAAACGTTTGAAGTTAATGAAAACAATGGTATTTTTATAACCAAGTGTGATATATTTTTTAGAACTAAAGACGAAGCAAATATTCCAATTACACTACAATTAAGAACCTCATATCTTGGTCTTCCATCTCAAGAAATTCTTCCCTTTGGTGAAGTAGTTCTAAATCCAGACCAAATTAATATTTCTAATGATGCATCAGTCCCAACAACATTTACATTCCCAGCACCAGTATTTTTGGAAGGTGGCAATGATTATGCGATTGTTTTGATATCTAACTCAAATTCATATAATGTTTGGATTTCCAGAATGACTGAGGTTGATGTATCAACCAGCAATAAACCAGAAGCAGAAAAAATTATTGTTTCTCAGCAACCAACACTTGGTTCACTGTTTAAATCACAAAATGGAGCAACCTGGGAACCATCACAATTAGAAGACTTAAAATTTGTTCTTTATAGAGCAGAATTTAACTCTACCTCTGGAAGTTTCAGATTTTATAATCCAGATTTAGGTGTTGGCAACAGACAAATTGCTTCATTGAGACCTAATCCAATAGTTGCATATTCTAAGAAAATTTTAGTTGGTCTTTCTGGAACTTTAACTACTTATGACGCAACTAATTTAGTTCCAGGAACAACAATTCTTCAATCTAATTATCCAAATTTCTCTGGAAAATTGGCAAGTATTGTTGGTGCTATTGGAATTAATTCTACATTAAGTATCACAAATCCAGGAATTGGATATACTCAAAATGCTACATATTCTAATTTACCTTTGACTACTCTTTCTGGAAGAGGATCTGGTGCTAAGGTTAATCTTACCATTCAATCTGGGGTTGCTGTTGCTGCCACAGTATCTATTGGAGGAACAGGATATGCAATTGGTGATAATTTAACTGTTTCAAGTTCTTTAACTGGTAATTTTGGAAAGAATTTAATATTAACAATTCCAAATTCTGTTGGAATAATTTCTTCATTCAATTCTTTAATTATCGATCAGGTTCAAGATGATATAAACATTTCTAATGTTGCTAATGAAATTTCATACGTAAATCCAAGCAATGGAATTTCTACCATAACTAATGGTTTAGTCAATTACACTGAACTTTTATCTGATGGATTACACTTCAAAGTTAATCATAATAATCATGGAATGTATTCTGATAATAATAGAGTGACATTGTATGGAATTGAATCCGATGTTCCTCCAGAAAAACTAGTAAGTGATTATAATCAAGCAGCAACTGGTAGTATTCAAGTCTCTTCAGTTGGAATATTCACTAGTTTTGAGAATGTTGGGGTTTCTTCAGACAATCCAGGATATGTAAAAGTCAATAATGAAGTTATTAGATATACTGGTTATGAAGTATCAACAAATACTCTTACTGGCATAACAAGAGGAATTGATATCGACCAAACTGGGGTCTTTAGTGTAAATATGATTCCATATCATCCTGCAAGTTCTCCAATATTTAAATACGAATTTAATGGAGTTTCTTTGAGAAGAATAAATAGAACTCATTCATTTGCTGATGTTGATTATGGTAAATACCCAATAACATTGGATAGTTATCATATTAAAGTTAGAATGGAAGAAAATGGAAAAGATAGAAAATTTGGTCCACCAAAATTATTCTTTAAAGAATCTAAGACTGGAGGAACATACGATTTAAATATCATTTCCCCTAGTGCAAATACTATATCTGGTCCAAAAGCATCACAGAATATTCAATTTAATACTATTAGACCAAATATGCAATCTTTAATGCCAGAAACAACTTCTATTGCAGCAAAGATAAGAACAATCACAGGAAAAAGTGTAAATGGAACAGAACTTCCATTTAGTGCAAGAGAATTTGAATCAATATCATTAAACTCAAATAACTATTTTTCTTCTCCAAGAATGATAGCATCAAGAATAAATGAAATTAACAATTTACAAAGTTATCTTGGATATAAGTCATTTGTTATGGAAATGACTTTGAATACTAGTGACACCAAAGTATCTCCAATTATAGATTTGGATAGGGTCAATATAATTACATCCATGAATAGAATTGATAGCCCTGTTACAAACTATATTTCAGATCCTAGAGTCAACAGTCTTTATGACGACCCAACTTCTGCAATTTATATTTCCAAAATAATAAGGTTACAAAAACCAGCAGAAGGTCTTAAGGTTTATTTTGATGCATATAGAGATGCATCAAATCAAATCATAATCATGTATCGTTTGTTAAGACCAGATACACCAGATGATCAGCAGTTGTTTGAGTTGTTCCCTGGATATAAAAATATAGATTCAAATGGAAATATAATAAATCCAAAAAATAATGATGGAACACCTGATACTCTTGTTCTACCATCAGCAACAGAGTCGGAATACAATAGTTATGAATATACTGCTAAAGATTTGCCCCTCTTTAATGGATTCCAGATAAAAATTATTATGACAGGAACAAATCAATCAGTTGTTCCAAAAATTAAAGACCTAAGAGCAATAGCAGTAATATGATACCGATAAAAGATACCACTGGTCTTTTCAGAGATGAAGAGACCAATGCGGTTTTAAATTGCAATGAACATGAATATAATGAGTACTTAAAAATAAAAAATGCAAAACTGCAAGAAAAACAAGAATTAGATAAGATAAAAACAGATATCCAGGAAATAAAAGACTGTTTAAAAATTATAATTGAAAGGATAAATAACTAAAAAGTAACTTTTTCAATGGCTGCTAAGATTATAAATCTTGTATTAGAACAAGGTACAGATTTTCAGAGCACATTTACAATTTACAATGAAAATGGGTCAAGATTGAACCTGTTCAATTATACTGCAAAAAGTTACATTAAAAAAAGTCCATATTCGTCAAAAACATATCCTTTTACAATATCATTTCCAGATAGAGCACAGGGGAAAATAATGGTTTCCATGGCAAAAACTGATACTTCTTTGATGGAAGGTGGTAGATATGTTTATGATGTCGTAATCACCTCTCCATCAAATTATAACACTAGAGTTGTTCAAGGAAGTCTTTTAGTTACTCCTGGGGTTAGTCTATGAGCAACTATGATGTAGTAGTATCTTCTCCAAATTTTAATGTTAATTTGGTTCAAGAGGACCAATATAATATTGGGGTAAACTATGAGGCCCCATTAAGAAGTGTTCAATATACTAATTTAATTTTAGATAATATTTCATCACAATTTAATGGTTCTACTACATTATTTCAATTAACAGTCAATGGGCAACCATATACTCCAGCAAATGAACAGCAATTGGTTATCTCAATTAATGGAATTGTATTAAGACCAATCATTGATTATCAAGTTTCGGGAAGCACTCTTTCATTTACAAATCCTCCAGCAGCAGGAGCAAATTTTTCTGGAATAGCATTACAAACAACAGCAGATTTGACAAGAACTATTGTTTTTATGGTTGATAATGGTTCTCAAGATATTACTCCTGGAAACAAGGGTTATTTGACTTTAGATGTTACTGGAACACTAGAATCTTGGACTATACTTTCTGAAACAACAGGAACAATAGCATTTGATATAGAAAAATCTTCTTATAGTAATTTTCCAAATAATTTTACTTCAATTGTTGGAAATGAATATCCGATACTAAATAGTCAAAACAAAAATAAAGATGATAATCTAACAACTTGGACAAAAACATTAGAATTAGGTGATGTTTTAAGATTTGATGTATTGAGTTGTACTGGAGTCCAACGTTGTTCAGTGTTTTTGAAATTGAAAATTTGATTATTCTATATTATAAATAAGAATATAAAGTTAATTAATAACGAGTTAGGAGACATTATCAATGGCACTATTAGTACCAGATTGTGGAGAACTTCAATCCTTAAGGTATCTTGTAAATAGTAATCATGAGATTCCAAGAAATTTAATTCTAAAACTTTATTCTAGTGATACAAATCCAGCGGAATCTGATGTTCCTGCTCAAAATAAGTTTTATGAGCCTTATGATGCTTCTGGAAATATTGGATACGGAACTGCACCATCAAACGGATATCCAGAAGTAATTAATAATAGATTTGACCAAGATTATTCTAGACAATATGGTATTCTATTGAACGGAAATCTTTGGAATGTCAGAACAATCACTAATCCAATTGTTACTACAACTGGTTCAGGAAACGTAAACCAATATACTATCACAGTTTCATCAACAACTAATATTGCTGTTGGTCACTATGTAGAAGGTGGTGGAGTTGGTTCTCGTGCTACTGTTGCTGCTATTGACGGTAACACTATTGTTTTAACTGTTCCAAACACTGGCACTTTCTTAAACCAATCACTTTCATTTGGTAGAGGAACAACTACAGCATCATATCCCGAGCAAACATTTACATTCAGTTCTGCAGCAAATAACCAGTATGGTTATTACCTAGTTAGAGCAAATAATATGC